ATGGCTGGTGAACTCAATAAGCTAAGTGATAAACGACTAAGAAACCTTCAGGGTACATCACGGCAAAAGATTGAGTTTTTTGCCGATGGTGCTGGCTTGAGTGCAAAACTTTCTAAAGTTGGCGGTATTAGCTGGGTTTATACCTATAGGCTAATTGGATCAAAATTGTATAGGGTAACTCTGGGTAACTACCCTGACATGTCTCTTAGGCAAGCCCGTGATGTTCGTGATAAGTGTCGTTCGTGGTTATCTGAAGGCAAAGATCCAAAGATGCAATTCAATCTAACAATGGAACAAAGTCTTAAGCCCGTAACAGTTAAAGAGGCTTTACAGTATTGGATAGATGAATATGCAACTGATAATCGCGCCAACGTTGAGAGGCATAAAGCACAGCTTGAAAAACACGTGTATCCCTATATTGGCAGCATGGCACTATCGGACTGTGAAACTCGTTATTGGCTTAAATGCTTTGATCGCATAAAGCGTGATTCACCTGTTGCCGCTGGATATGTTTTCCAAATGTGTAAACAGGCTCTTAAATTTTGCCGTGTCCGCAGATATGCGATCAGCAATCACCTCGATGATTTAACTATTCCTGATGTTGGTAAAAAGCAACGTAAACGCGATAGAGTTTTACATGATATTGAGTTAGGGCAATTATGGCGTTTTGCTAATAATAATGAGTTATTCTCACCATATTATTCTGCACTATTGAATATCCTTATAGTTTTCGGGTGTCGCTCACAAGAGGCTAGGCTATCAAAATTAAATGAGTGGGATTTAAATCAATGGCTGTGGACTGTACCAAAAGAACACAGCAAATCAGGCGAGAAAATTATTAGGCCAATTCCTGTACAATTGCGTGATTTTATCACTGAGCTACATAGCCATAATAAAAGAAGTGGTTTCTTATTGGGCGAGGTGAAAAAATCAGAAGCAGTGAGTCAAACAGGAAGAAATATGCACAAGAGGCTTAACCAGAGCGAGCCTTGGACTTTGCATGACCTACGCCGTTCATTTGCGACTAAGCTAAATGAGTTAGGTATTGCTCCTCATGTGGTTGAGCAATTGCTAGGACACACAATGCCTGGCGTAATGGCTATTTATAATCGTAGCCAGTACCTACCAGAGAAGCTGGATGCGCTGAATAAGTGGATAGACCGTCTGGACGTGCTGGCGGGAAATCATGATAACGTTGTTATTTTAAAGGCTGGTGCAAAATGAGAATTAATAAAAAAAGTGATCTGCCTAAATGGTTTGATTTGAAAAACTATGATGTGTTTAATAATCTTTCAGATGCTGAATTACTGGATCAGTTAGCAGCAAGGTTGGAATTATTCTTATTAATTCATAATAGGGATTTAAATGATGTTGAGAGTGCTTTAGGACAAGGATTTATACAAGATGCTCATGACAGGGCAGCTCTTTTTAATCGCCATGAGCTGAATGGTGGTATTGGTTTGAAGTGCTCTGGAGGAGTTAAAGCGATATCAATTCTAACTCATCATAGAATACACTCTGCTGTATTGGAACATGAAAATGAATTGGATGATAGCAAAAAGAAATACCTTCTTAAGTACCTTTATGGGCAAGAAAGTGTTAACTCAATTATGTTTGATTGTGATGCATATATAGAAGTAGATATGTCATGGCCTGATGAAATGCTAATTGATGATTTTAAATTTATGTTGAAAACATTTAGAAATGAGTTTTCCATGAAACCAATTCGAGAGGATGCTATATCTTCATGGGAGATAACAAAAAAGAAACTAATAGAGTACTCGATGTTTCCAATAATTGATTTGATGATATGGGAAAAATGTTCAGTAAATAAAATAACGAATGGCGTTCTTGCTGTTGCTGTTTTTCCTGATGGTGACTACGATTCGATAAACATAATGCAAACAATAAAGCCAAATATAGAAAAATTATTCAACTTTTTTTCTTTAGAAAAAATTAGGCGTGAACTTTATGATAGAGGTTTACTGTGAGTTTTTATCAGAGATTTTTTTTTGATTTTACACTGATGCAGCAGGCTCCGCATGTGTGAAAAATAGCCTCCACAAACTTAGAAACAGTGGAGGCAACATGCCTAATACAATCTTTACCCCGCCAACTCCCGATCAGCGCCGTACCTTACTTGAGGAATACGGCTTCAAATACGACAAGCGCATCCGTGAAGATGAATGCGGAGATATTACAAGCCTTTCCCGTTCTACTCGCTGGAAGATGGAACAACAAAGCCGCTTCCCTGCTCGTTGCCATTTCGGGCGTAACTCATGCGCATGGCTTCTCTCTGACGTACTCTGGTGGGTTCGCAATCCCCCAGCCGTTGAGAATGTTAATAACCCCTACAGCCGTAAATCAGCTTAATTAACCACAGGTAATTTGAGATGAAAAAATTAACTGCCTTAACTGGCTGTGGACAAACTCACCCTGAATCTAGCCAGAATGAAATCCTTATTCAGCACAAACAAGAGGCTCGTATTGATTCGAGAGTTATTTCTCAACGAGCAGGAATACAACACGAAAGCTTGGTTGCAACGATCAAAACACACCAGAGTAAGTTACGCGAGCTTGGCACATTACCTCGCCAAACCATGAAAGAATTACCCGATTTGAAATCGGGAAAATCGAATCGCAAGCGTGGGCGTCCAGAAATCAGTTATTTATTAAATGAACCACAACTTGATTACATCATGCGTGTAATTCGTGGGCGCGATCCTGAGCGAATGAACCAGTTCAAACTGGACGTCACCAAAGCATTCTCTAAACGACGTGCCGCCGCGCCAATTCGCCGTGAGTATTTACCCGGCTATCACGAAAGCCGTGATGGACTGAAAGCCTTGGGCGCACAGCGTCATCATTACATCAATCTGGCCCGCGCTGAAAATCGCGTTGCTGGCTTGTCGGATGGTGAGCGTGGCACCGCTGACGAGCAGCAATTAGGTTTGCTCGTAGTAATGCAGAAGATAGAACATGCGGCTTTTGATGAAGCGGTGCGTAATGGCATGAGCCCGAGTGAGGCTGTTCGAGAGGTTGCTCGCCGTATGGACACTTTCGCCAACCTGATCACCTCAGCACCAGTAATGGGGAGGTTAGCATAATGGCTAATATCTATGGGGTTGTCGCACTAGATGCCGCACAGCACAAGGGCTACAGTGATTTTGTGCAGCATACTAGCCCTCTTAAAGAGGGTCTGTTGCAAACGCTCAGTACAGATAACTTGTTGAATAGTCTTAATTCCGTCGATTCAACGGAATCAGTTAACCCACTGATTAAACTTGATTATAACGAATCGTTAGAATTGGCTAACTTGCTGATCCTGTTTAATTATCGCGAATCGCGAGAATCGGCTAACTCGTTGAAAATGCTTCAAGCCCCGAATTCGGGGTTTGCTCGCAGACTCGGTAACTCACTGGAGATACAAAAAGAAAAAGGCAGCACTGCGAATGCCGCCTTTGAGATGATCGCGTTTTTGCATCATGAGGAAAATCAACACGTTAACCGACTATCTTTCAGCGAGTCAGATAACAGCCCCCTTTTAAGAGGGTTAGTTCTGCGCAACCCTTTAAGAGTTGCACAAATGCACACCGAACTTATCGGGCAGGCTATCCCAACTACCATTGGAGGATGGGATTTACGTTTGTGCGAGTCTATAAGTCCTGCGCAAACTTTGCACGCCGAAATTATCGGTATACAGAATTTGCAGGTAACTAAACGATACTCGCAAAACCACACCGAGATTATCAGGAAGCCTGATGGCGTTACCCGTAGTAACCCAACTCAGGCTTTTGGCTTGGACTTGCGCTGGCGGCGTTTGATTTCCCCCCTTACCGCAGTAACAATAAATTGCGCTTTTGTTTCTCCTTCTTCGAGGCTGCTTTCTAGCTCTGCTACCACTTCATGCGGGAAGCGAGCGTTTAGTTGTTGTGACTTGTTATTAGTTGAACTTGTTGCCATCACTGAATCTCCGCGTGTTAAGTGCGATTCAGTATACGCAAAAAAAATGATAATAAAAGGCTTGAAGTGCGATTCACTTTCGAGTAGCTTTAAAAACAAAGGTGCGATTCACCTTGAAAGTGCAACGCCCCGCAGTGCGGGAACACATGCAGGGCGTCTGACCAAACCGTTAATCGAGGTAACGATCATGGCTTGCTTTAAGTCTACCCAAACTCACCCTAAATTTCAGTATCGTTTTCTGGCGCTCAACCGCCACGACAAAAAAGCCAAACCTTGTCGCCTGTCAGTTGAAGCGTCTACCGAGCATGAAGCCCGTCGCATTTTGGCACCGCACTTCATCCTTTCATTCGCCGCTCGTCTGCCAGCAACCATAGAGAAAACCTCTACGGTTCAGGAGGTGCACCATGCGTAAGGATATGACCCGATTAGAACTTATTGACGCCGCTTTTGATGCGCAAATGTATATCAAGCAACTACGTGGTGTTATTTGCGCAATATCTGAACGTGTAGGCAAAAATGATAATGAAAAAAGTTGGGAGATTGACGCTCTTTTAACGCTTGCCTGTCTTGCCTATAACCAGCTTGAACCTGCTGTACATGCCTCAGGAAAAGAGTTGGAGGGCAACGTTCATGACTAATCAAGATACTGATTACTTATCTATGGCAGCGGCTGAGCTAGAAATGAATCGTGCGGCGTTGTCGTGCCTACTGGAAGTCTTTAGCCCAAGTATGAGCGAAGAGGAAGCGGTACGTGCTGAGAACATGCTTTATTTACTTCAAGATGGCCTACTCCGTGTTTCTGAGCGAATGGAAGAAGAGACGCAACATCGTATGAGGGGCAAGGTATGAAAAGTGCTCCAAATGTAAAACATCTGCCAAAAGATAAAGGCGCCGAGGCGGTCATTTTCGCGGGTTCTAAGGCATGGGAAATGGCTAAGGCTTATCAGGCGAACAATAACAACGGTGATGCCATTCCGCCGATAGTGTTAGACCACCAGCAGCTAGGCGAACTGGAAAACCTGAACATTATCGACAGAGGCCGGATGTTTGCCCGTGTCTATCAGGCCGGAATTATCGATCAGGCGCGTATTAGCCAAATATTACAGAAGCTAGCAAAGGCCAAAATCAAACAGGCTCAACTCTATAACGAGGCGGGGGAGCTAGTGGAGGATTGGACACCACGCTTGCAGGATATAGCTACCAATCCAATGCCGTTCATTCAGGTACATGGTAGTGCAGCTACCCCAGCATTAAACCAGATGGGCGCCAGCCAGCGCGGGGAAGTACTACTGGCGCACTATGGCGGTGACTTGGCTATACATGGGGATTCTGACACCGTTCACCATTACAACGGTGTGATATGGGAACCGATATCGGATAAAGATCTACAGCGTGAAATGGCTTCAATCTTCAATGAAGCCGAGATCGCTTATTCACAGTCTGGCGTTAAATCGACGGTTGAAACGATGAAATTGAGTTTACCGCAGATGGGCGCCGCATCACGCCATATTATCGGGTTTAACAACGGTGTGTTTGATCTCAAGTCGGGGACGTTTCGCGCGCATCGCCGTGATGATTGGCTACTTATCGCCAGTAGCGTAGATTTCAGCCAACCAGCAGAGGGAGAAACATTGGCAACCCATGCGCCAAACTTCTGGCGTTGGTTGAGTCATTCGGTGGCCAATAACACCAGAAAGGCAGATAGGGTTCTGGCGGCGCTGTATATGGTGATGGCCAATCGCTACGACTGGCAGCTATTCCTTGAGGTTACAGGGGCTGGTGGCAGTGGTAAAAGCGTCTTTGCCGAGGTGTGTACCTTGCTGGCAGGTAGAGGTAACACGGTATCAGCCAATATGAAGGCGCTGGAGGAATCACGCGAACGTGCTTTGCTAGTGGGGTTCTCACTTATCATTATGCCTGATATGGCGCGTTATGCGGGGGATGGTGCAGGGATAAAAGCGATAACTGGCGGTGATAAGGTTGCGATAGACCCGAAACATAAAGCGCCTTACTCAATGCAGATCCCCGCAGTGGTGTTAGCCATCAATAACAATGCCATGACATTCAGTGACCGCAGCGGCGGGATCAGTCGGCGGCGGGTTATCTTCAATTTCTCGGAGGTAGTGCCGGAAAATGAACGTGATCCGCAACTAGCTGAAAAAATAGAGAGTGAGCTGGCGGTGATTATTCGTCACTTACTGGCGCGGTTTACTGAGCAGGGAGAGGCTAAACGGCTTTTACATGAGCAGCAAAAATCAGAAGAGGCATTAACCATTAAGCGCGAGGGTGATTCGCTGGTGGACTTTTGCGGCTATCTGACGGCGGCGGCAGAGTGTAACGGCCTATTGGTTGGTAATGCGGAGATCGTACCGTTTAACCCGTGGCGCTATCTCTACCATACCTATTTGGCCTACATGCGGGGCAATGGTCTGGCTAAGCCTGTGTCACTCACAAGGTTCGGTACTGATATGGCGGGGGCAATGGCTGAGTATGGCGCTAAGTATGAGAAGAAGAAAACAATGCATGGGATGCGCTCAAACATGTCTATTAAGGAAGAGGCTAACGAGTGGATGCCAGCGGCAACAGGCGAGGCTAAGACAGATAGTTAAGACCTCAAGTTTTTAAAATTATAGGGAAAACTGTTCATAGTGTTCATGTGTTTAAAAAGTTGATATTAAACAATGAATTACATATGAACAGTTTATCTCTAACTATTCATAAAGTGTTCATGTGTTCATATTTCTAAGGTTTAAATGAAGGGTTGTATGAACAGTTATGAATACTTAGCACTAGACTATTCACTACTTAATATTATGATTTTAAAGGATAAAAACCAACTATGAACAGTATGAACAGTTAAACCATATAATTTTATTTTTTTAATTTTTATAACGAGAAAATGGAGTCATGATGAGTAACTTTTTTAAAAAATATAGCCAAATCGCTAACGATTCATCTGGGGCAATCGCATTAAGTGTGATTCAGGCTATTGTGATGATGGCAGGGTTAGTTAAGGTCAATGAAATTACGGGGGTTAACCACTGGGTTATGTGGGGTGTTATTTCTTTCTCGACCGCTGGATTTTTTGCTTCTTGTATTAGCGTTGTGGTGGTGATTTTTAGTAGTGAAAACACAAATAGATGGGATAAGGCCATAATATATTTACTCTTTTTCCCTGCTTATGTAGGCATCATGCTGTCAGCAGTTAAGGCAGTACTCTAGATTTCCAGTTATAGAAAGCGGCTATCTGCGTTTGAATCAAACCAGATACACATCTGGCAGAATTGAGGAAAGCCATGCCTAAAATGAATGCGCGAGATGTGTTGAATAAATATTTTTGTAAATGTTCTGTTCTCATGTTTCTACGCGCTTAGCCTCCTACAATAGGGGGCTTTTGTTTATATTTTTCATGTATATCTTAATAAGTGGCACTCAGACGTGAGCCGCCACAGGCCGTTTAATCAAGCTGCGAGAAGTAGCCTGCGAGACGCAGAAAAAGACTAAACGGCCCACCCTCCTCTTTTAGTGCTGGTTTCACGTCGCGTTATTAACCTATGCGAGAAACCATACATGAAAAAACTGTTAGAACTCCGCCAGAAAAAAACCGAACTCACCGCACAGATGCGCTCCATCCTGACCAAATCAGAGGAAGAGAATCGCAGCTTAACCGATGAAGAATCCAAGCAGTTTGATGCGATTAAAACTCAAGCCGAAAGTCTGAATACTGAAATTCAGCGTTTTGAAGATCTGGCAGATGCAGAGCGTAAACAGGCAGAAAAAACGCCAGAAGATAAATCCAACCGCAGTAAAGTAACCAACGACGAATTACGCACCTACATCATGACGGGCGATACTCGCTCTCTGTCTACTGGCGTTCCTGCCGATGGCGGTTACACCGTTATTCCTGATTTAGATAAGCAGATCATGCGCCAACTTTCTGACGATTCAGAAATGCGCCAAATATGTACGGTGAAAACCACTGGCAGTAATGAGTTTAAAAAGCTGGTATCCGTTGGCGGCGCGGAAGTAGCACGCGGTGAAGAAGGGAAAGACCGTGGCGAAACCGCGACGCCGAAGCTGGAAGAAGTCAGTATTAAGTTATTCACTATCTACGCCTATCCAAAGACTACCCAAGAAATCCTCGATTTTAGCGATGTGGATATTATGGGCTGGCTGACCGAAGAGATTACCGACACCTTTACTGAAACAGAAGAGCTGGATCTGGTATCCGGCGATGGTAGCAAAAAATCGAAAGGCTTCTTGGCCTATCCTCGTGCAGCTACTGCCGATAAAACCCGCCCATTCGGTACATTGGAAAAAATGGATGCCGCAGGTGTTGCGCCTACCGCTGATGAACTGATCGATCTCCTATTCAAACTCAAGAAGAAATATCGCAAAAACGCGGTGTGGGTGATGAACTCCAATACCGCTGCCGCATTGCAAAAGCTCAAGAACGGCAACGGTGATTACATTTGGCGTGATGGTTTGCAAAAAGGTGATCCGGATATGCTGCTAGGTAAACCTGTGCACTATTTGGAGAACATGCCAGATGCAGCAGCAGGCCAACCGGTGCTAGCGGTAGGCGACTTTAAACGCGGTTACTTCATTGTCGATCACACTACTGGCACTCGAACCCGTCCAGACAACATTACCGAACCGGGCTTTTATAAAGTTCACACCGATAAATATTTAGGTGGTGGGCTGGTGGACTCCAACGCGATCAAGGTGCTGGAAATCAAAGCTACCAAGTAATTAATAAGGGGCTACGGCCCCTTTGCTGTCTGGAGTCCGAATAGTGAAAAATACCGATATTGAGATCCGCGCTGCCAACCTGACCAGCCAAGATAAAAAGTTAGTGGGTTATGTTGTGAAGTGGAATAGCCGCTCACAAGTACTGTGGGATGAGTTTGTAGAGCAATTTTCACCTAACGCCTTTCACAATAGTCTCGTGGGTGGTGCAGACGTTCGCGCTTTGTATGAACATGATTACACCGCACTACTGGGGCGCACTACGTCCGGTACGCTGACGCTTGCCGAGGATGCCACAGGGCTACGCTTTGAGCTAACGCCCCCCGATACACAATTAGGCCGTGATGTGCTGACGCTGGTTGAACGTGGCGATATTACAGGCATGTCGTTTGGTTTCTGTGCATTAAAAGACCAGTGGGACAGTACCCAAACGCCTTACGTACGTACGGTGATAGAGGCTGAACTACGGGAAATTACCGTCACTAGTATTCCAGCCTATCCAGAAAGTGGCGTAGAAGTGGCAAAGCGCTCTCTCTTTATCCAACATCCCGAGCTATCAGGCCAGAATAATGAAATGCGCCGACGCTGGTTACAACTGGCGGAGGTGTGAGTATGTGGCCTTGGAAACGTAAGACCGAATCTCGCAGCTTGTCCATTGATGATTTCTTGGCGCTGGCGGGTATTCCTAACACTGGTTCAGGTGAGCATGTTTCGCCGTCTACCGCTGAATCACTCCCTGCTGTGATGAACGCCGTCACGGTGATCAGCGAAGCGGTGGCCACAATGCCGTGTTTTCTGTATCGCGTTAAAAATATCGATGGCACTGAGTCCCGCGAATGGATGGCAAACCATGCTGTTGACTACCTGCTTAACGAAAAGCCTAACGACTGCCAGACCGCTTACCAATTCAAACGTACGCTGATGCGCCATTGCTTACTGAACGGGAACGCCTACGCGGTGATTGAGTGGGGGCGCGATGGACACCCGAAGTCTTTACACCCTTATCCGCCGTATGCGGTGGTGCCTAAGCGATTATCCGATCATCGTTTTGCTTACACCGTGACCGAACCCTATAGCGGTAAGGTGAAAACGTATCTGCAAGATGAAATTTTGCACCTGCGCTATGCGTCAGACGATGGCTTTATGGGGCGCTCCCCTATCACGATTTGCCGTGAAACATTAGGACTCGGTTTAGCCCAACAGCGCCACGGTGCCAGCATTATGAAAGATGGCATGATGGCGGCGGGCGTTATCAAATCAGGTGAGTGGCTGGATGGTGTCAAAGGGGCTAAAGCTCTCGAGGCATTAGAGCGCTACAAAGGGGCGCGTAACGCAGGTAAAACGCCCATCCTTGAAGGTGGCATGAGTTATGAAAAGCTGGGTATGAGCAATCAGGATGCCGAATGGTTAGCCTCCCGCCGCTTCACCATCGAAGATATTGCTCGCATGTTTAACGTGTCGCCCATATTCCTGCAGGAATATTCAAACAGTACCTACAGCAACTTTAGCGAGGCGAGCCGCGCTTTTCTTTCTATGACCATGCGCCCTTGGCTAACCAATTTCGAGCAGCAACTTAAAGCCGCGTTGCTGGTGGCGCCGAGCACGCCTGATATTCGTTTTCTCATCGAATTTGATACTGCTGACCTTCTCCGCGCTAACCCACAAGAACGCTTCCAGAGCTATGAAACGGCGATTAAATCCGGCGTGTTCTGCCCGAATGAAGCCCGCGAACGTGAGGGAATGTCTCCGCGTGAAGGTGGCGACGAGTTCTCACAGGCTTGGAAGCAAACCGTAGAGGTTAAGGGTAGCAATAAGGCAGGTGAAAAATGAGAGCAGGAAAGATGAAACGCCGCATTGTCTTTCAAGTATCGGAAGAACACCGCGCCCCGTCTGGGCAGGTAATTTATGAATGGTCAGATCTTGCTACCGTCTGGGCAGAGATCCGCGCTATCAGTGGGCGTGAGCGTATGTCTTCTGGTGCGCTGTATTCCGAGGCCACCGTACGTATTTGGACGCGCTACCGTCACGATATTACTACCGCCAACCGCATTCTTTATCGTTCGCCCAATGTTCGCGGGCAGGTATACGGCATCGTGGCTGTCATTCCTGACGTGGATCACACGCGGCTTGAACTGCTGTGTAAGGGAGGCATTTTCAATGAGTGAGTTAATCAGTCTGAACGAAGCAAAGCTGCATTGCCGTATTGATGATGATTATGAAGATACGTTGATACAGATGTATATCGACGCCGCGCTGGAGGTTTGCCAGAAGCATATCGGCAAACAGTTTGATAACGGTCTGGAGTTTACCCCAGCTATTAAGATTGGTTGTCTTATGTACGTTTCTCAATTGTATGAGTATCGCACCACTATTAGCGAAGTTGGAGCTAAAGAGATACCTCACGCAATTTCTGCGCTGTGGTCAGTCTACCGAGATGTGGGGATCTACTGATGCCGTGGCAACCACTGAAACGCTGTACCTATCCAAGCTGCAATAAGCGCGTGAAGTCAGGCCGATGCGATGAGCATAAAAGAGCCGCTAGGCAACAGCAGGACGCTAAGCGCGGTTCTCGTCGTGAGCGTGGATACACGCCCAAATGGGATAAGTACCGCTTGATGTATCTCAAGTCTCACCCGCTCTGTGTTCACTGTGAGCAGAAGGGTATCTACGCCGCTGCGAAGGTGGTCGATCACATCATCCCGATTGATGGTGGTGACGACGTGCTGTTCTGGCCTGAAAGCAATCATCAAGGGTTATGCCAATCCTGCCATAGCCGCAAGACACTGACGCAAGACCCACTCACCAAGCAGCAGCGCAAGGCGGGCAAGTTCCGTGAGTTAGAGGAAGCCGCCGAACATCGCAATGATTGGATACATGAGTACAACAAAAATGCATGAAAAAGAAATAGAGCAATTAATCAATGGGTTAAAGCGTAGTCGTGATGGCTTTACCCGTCGCCATGGCAAGGCACCAGAGCAGACTATAGGCAGGCGCATGACGAAACGTGACCGTGAACTAATGGACGCATTCAGAAACCGATAGTGAGCCGCTCAGATGGGGGGGGGAGGTTTTAAGACGAAAGCCCCCTACCGCTGGCACCACCCGCCTCCTCAAATTTTTACGCGCGGCACTTTTTTTCACAGCAGTAAGGCATAGGAAAACAGTAATTTATGGCAAGGCCACCAAAAGCCCCCGCTTATTTAGATGATATTGCCACCGCAGAGTGGAAAGCGAGAGCAAAACAATTGATGGAGCGCGGCGACTTGATTGATGCCGATTGGCGTAACCTTGAATTGTATTGCCTCAACTATTCAATGTACCGTCGCGCCGTGGCAGACCTTGCCACTCGTGGGTTTTCGGTTGAAGGCTCACGCGGCGCCACCACCACAAACCCCGCTTTAAAAGCCAAGTCTGATGCCGAAAAAATCATGATAAAAATGTCGTCATTGCTGGGCTTTGATCCCGTCTCTCGCCGCCGTAATCCGGTAGAAAACAATGAGGACGATGAACTTGACCGCCTATAACCAGTACGCCTTAGACGTCAAAAACGGCAAAATTCCGGCCTGTAAGCGTCTCAAACAGGCCATTGAACGGTACTTTAGTGACCTAAACAATCCGCTTTATACGTTCGACTGCGCCACTGTAGAGCGCTTTATTGCCTTTTCGTTGCTGTGTCCTCATGTCAAAGGCCCACTGCGTGGTAAACCAATTGAGCTATCGCCGTGGATGCAGTTCGCCTTTGCAAATGTGCTCGGCTTTAAAGTTAAGAGCACAGGCCGCAGAAAATACCGCAGTGCTTTTGTGCTGGTGTCGCGTAAGAATGCCAAATCTACCGCCGCCGCGATTCTGGCTAACTGGTTTTTGGTGATGGAGGAAGGCCAGCAAGATATTTACACCGCTGCCGTGAGTCGTGATCAGGCGCGTATCGTGTTTGATGATGCTCGGCAAATGAGCTTGATCTCAAAGCCCCTGAGAAAGCGCCTGACCATCCAACAACACAAGATGATATACGGGAAATCCAATAGCCTGTTAAAGCCGCTGGCGGCAAAAGCGGCGACGATTGAAGGGACTAACCCGAGTCTAGCTATTGTCGATGAGTACCACTTACACCCTGATAACTCGGTTTACTCCGCGCTTGAACTTGGTATGGGGGCACGTCCAGAGGCGCTATTGTTCGCTATCACGACAGCCGGCAGTAACGTTGTCTCGGCCTGTAAGCAGCATTATGACTATTGCTGTCAGATTCTCGACGGTGAAGAAACGAATGAATCACTGTTTGCGCTCATATACGAGCTGGACGACGAGAACGAAGTTGATGATCCCGAACAGTGGATAAAGGCAAATCCTAACTTGCACGTTTCGGTTGATGCGGTGGCGCTGGCTGACACTATCAAAAAGGCGCGAGGTATTCCGTCGCAATGGGTAGAAATGCTGACTAAGCGTTTTAATATTTGGTGCCAAGGCGAAACGCCGTGGATGGGTACGGGCGCATGGGATGCCTGTAGAGACGACTACGCCGAAGAAGATTTACACGGCCTCGAGTGTTACGCAGGGCTTGATTTGTCGTCAACCAATGATATTACCAGCGTGTGTTACACCTTCCCCGTTGAAAAACGGCTTTTATTACTCACTCGGCACTATCTGCCCGAAGCACAGCTTAACAATCCCGCCAATAAGAACCGCGCCATTTACCGCCAGTGGGCAAAACAGGGCTGGATACGCATCACAAAGGGCGACTGTATTGATTATGATCGTATCCGTGATGACATCCTTCACGATACCGAGCATTTTTCTATCAAGCTGGTGGGTTTTGATACGTGGAACGCCACACACCTGAGAACCCAACTACAGGGGGCAGGTTTAGACGTTGAGCCATTCCCGCAGACCTACATGAAATTTAGCCCCGTGGCTAAGTCGCTGGAGGTGTTTGTTAACCGTAAGGTGGTCAGGCATAACGGCGATCCGGTGCTGTCATGGGCGCTATCTAACGTGGTAATGGAGTCAGACGCCAACGCCAACATAAAACCCAATAAGAAAAAATCCGCCAACAAAATAGATCCTGCCATCGCTGGCTTGATGAGTTTTGGTACTTGGCAGATTGAACACGAAGATTTCGCTTTTGATATGAGCGAAGAACAGCAAGAACGCCTAAAAGCGTTTAACGGCATTTAAGAGAGGTATCACGATGGCATTTATTGACGTTCCTATTCGTACACTGCGTTTTCATGGGCCACTCATTGCACAATTTGGCAAAGAGTTTAAATATCGTGCGCACAACGCGCCGAAGATGATCAGCGCGGCTAAAAACCTGTTACCCAATTTTGAGCATTACATGCTGGCAGCACACAAACGCGGGTTAACCTTTGCGGTGTTTATTGGAAAAAGAAACATCAAAGAGGATGAACTAGAACTGACAAACGGCACTGATGATATTCATTTGGTTCCGGTGCTTATTGGCAGTAAACGCGCTGGCCTATTCCAAACGATACTCGGTGCCGCTTTGATCGCTGCTGCTATCTTTACGCCTGCTGCTGGATTGGCTGCCGCTGGACTCACGGCGGGCGGGTTGGGGATGGCTGGCGCGTCCCTTGCTCTCGGCGGCGTTATACAAATGCTATCCCCCCAACAGGCTGGGCTACGTATGCGGCAAGATCCGGATAATAAACCCAGTTATGCATTTGGTGGCCCAGTCAATACCACCGCTCAAGGTAATCCGGTACCGATTGGTTATGGTCAGCGTGAGATTGGCGGGGCGATTATTTCGGCTGGAATATATACAGAAGACCAAGTTTGATCATGAGAATGACACCGGCTGAGTATCAAGTGTTATGCGCCATGATGCATAAGCATGACGATAAACACCCAAGGCAGACGCCGCGCCAGCGTCGTGAGGTTATGAAGCGTAACAGGCTAGCGATTCTATCGGTACGCAAGAACGCAGCGCCGGATTATGACGTAGGGACAACCTACCAATGGAAACCAACAAGGCCATTGCGATAATTACACAGGTCGCTTTTTCGGCTTTTATTGTTTTCATGTTTTCTAAACCGTTCAGTAGTTCGTGTATAAACACTTGTATAAATAGTTATAAAAAAGGCGCTAACCCAATAAGGGGAAAGCGCCTTTTTTCAATACGTTAACTGATTAGTATCAGTTCATGCCGTATTTTTTCAATTTCTTACGCAGAGTACCACGGTTGATACCCATCATCAGCGCAGCGCGGGTTTGGTTACCGCGAGTATACTGCATCACCATGTCTAACAGTGGCTGTTCTACTTCAGCCAGTACCAGCTCATACAGATCATTAACGTCTTGACCATTCAGTTGAGCAAAATAGCCTTTAAGGGCTTGTTTAACCGAGTCACGCAGTGGCTTTTGAGTCACCTGATCCTGGGAGTTTACGGTAGAAACGGTCAGTACGTCAGAATTTACGCGTTGTTCGAACAT